GCGGATCATGTCCACGGGACCATGCCGCATAATATTCCCGCCGTAGTCCAGGATCATGCAATCCGTTTTTTCGGTCTCCGGAGACAGCCGGAAACCGCGGCCGACCATCTGATAATAGAGCCCGGCGCTTGCCGTCGGCCGCAGCAAAACGACCGTGTCAACCGCTGGCGCGTCAAATCCGGTCGTCAAAACTCCGACATTGACCAGGTACTTCAGCGGAGGCTTCACGTTCCCGAAGAGATCCGGAACCAGTTTGTCCTTGAACCGGTCGAGGATCTCTGCTCGATCCTGCTGCGCGGTGCTGCCGATGACCAGGCCGCATTCCTGACCGGCGGCGGCCTCGATCCGCTCCTTGATGTGTTCTGCGTGCGCCACGGAAGAAGCGAAGATCAGGACCTTCTTCCGGTCGGCGGTCAGTTGCACGATTTCCCGGCATGCTCCGGCGACAAGATACTCATTGTCCATCTTCTCGGAGATCTCGTCGGCGATAAATTCGCCGGCGCGGATGTGCAAATCGGACAAATCGGCTTTCGTTTTCCCGTTTTTGCTGCGAAGCTTCGACAGATATCCGCGCATGATCAATTCACGGACGCCGATCTCATAACAGACCTCGTTCAGCAGATTCTCCTTCTTGCAGATCAGGCCGCCGCTCAGCCGGTACGGCGTCGCGGTGAAACCGATAAGCCGGACATTTCCGTTCAGCTTTTTCTCCTCCTGGAGAAGTGTCTGATACATGCCGTCTCCGTCCGGTGGGATCAGATGTGCTTCATCGATCAGGATCAGATCGAAGGCGCCCAGATCCGCGGCCTTATTGTAGACGGATTGGATCCCGGCCACCAGGACTTGATTCTCCGTGTCCCGTCGGTTCAGCCCGGCGGAATACATGCCGATCTTCAGATCCGGACAGAGCGCCGCGATCTTCGCCGCGTTCTGCTCCAAAAGTTCCTTGACGTGTGCCAGGATCAGGACGCGCCCGCCCCAGAGCGTAGCCGCGTCCGTCACGATCCTGGCGATGACGATCGACTTCCCGGCGCCGGTCGGGAGGACTGCGCAGGGATTGGCATCCGGTTTCTGCCGAAGATGCGCATAGACCGCGTTTACCGCTTCCTGCTGATAGTACCGGAGATCGATCATGTGTCAGAATCCCTTGAACGGAACGATCCGGATGAAGTTCATGCCGAAACGGTTTTCGATAGGCTCACGCTTGAATGCGTGAAGTTCCTTGATGCAGGAATCGTCATCGATGCACCCGGCACGGACAAGAGAATCGAAGAGACACTTGAACTGATTGTCCAGGTCCCGCTTCCGGTTGTCCGGCGGGTAAAATTCAAGCGTGATCGAAACCGGGCCGCGGATCCGCTCCTGGCCGGATTCCACAAACCGGTGCTGGACCAGTTTGTGGAATTTGCGACCTTCGGAACAGATGACCGGATGATTGCAGCCGGGAACGTACCGACGATACTGATTCTCCGAAATGGCGATCGGAAGTTCCAGCTCGATCATTTCTTTACGTCTCCAGATGATGCAGCGGGCGCGGCCGCAGTCTGTTTTCTGACCCAGGGAGGCGCGGCGGGCGTAGCCGGCGCCTGCTTCTTGTTTCCGGATCCGGACGGAGCAGCTGACGTCATGCCTGGCGCCATGCGCGGCTTGAAATGCTTGATGTTGTTCTGTTCGTCCCCGGTCTGCTTGTTGACCTCGATGCTGATTTGCAGCGTAATCGGGATCATGTGGATCTCGCTGGTATCGTCCGGGCCGCATGGCTTCGTGACGAAGTCCCATCCGATCGCCTGAAGCAGTTCCTTGATTTCGCCCTGCGCGATCTTGACCGCCTGTTCGTTCGTGTTTTCGAGGTTAAAATTCTTGAAGACTTTGCGCCCCTTGTAATCGCCATCGATGATCTCAAACGTCATGGGCAGATATCGGCCTTTGCCGCTGCGGCTGGAAACCAGCCCGTCTTCGCCGGTGCGTTCATCGTTGGGATCGCCGCCGCTGCTGGTGATGATTGCCTGGTACATGCCTGCGGGAAGAAGCTCATTTGTCGCGTGAACCTGATTGAAGTCGATTTTTCCGAAACCTGCCATTTTTACTTGTCTCCCTGGTTGGTGTTGTTGGTGTACGTTGCCTGCCATGCCGCGATGAATGCGTTCCAGTCCAGCGGAAGCTCCTGCGGAAGTCCTTCGAACCGGCGCTTTGCGATCTGGGGGCCGTCGATCCCGCCGCCGTCGGTAATGATGATCCGTTCGCCGCCGTCCCGGCCGATCATCTCGGTCCTGACGTCCTTTTTCCCGAATCCGGCGTCTTCCGCCTTCCGCTGCATCCGTCGCGTTGCGAAGAATACGCCGTCAGTGCTTTCCACCAGGATGTCCATGGCCTTTTTATACAGCCTCGGCTGGAACTGGTCGTATTGTCCGATCCGCGGACTGAATACCCGGACAGTATCGCAATGGCCGATCAAAATGATCGACATGTTCCGCTTGTCCCGGATCTCCGTCAGCAGATCGAAGATGTTCAGCCACTCTTCCGCGTATTCCTTGTAGCCCTTGCCGTAGCCTCCGGCCGCGTCGAGAATGTTGCTCACGGAATACCGTTCGCAAATGTAGCGAAAAAGCATCCGTTCCGCCGAGGAAATGCTGTCGATCGCCAGAGTCTGAAAATCGTGCGCTTCGTCCCGGATGGCCAGCAGCTTATCCTTGAAGCTCCTGTAGTCCTTGCTGATCGGGAATTTCGCGCAATCGATCTCGTTCAGGCCGTCCTCGGTGGGAATGAAGATCGTGCCCGGCGCCTTCGCGGCGAAGGTGGATTTGCCGACGCCTTCCTGTCCATACAGCAGGATGATCGGCGGTTTCGGGGTCTTGCCCCGTGTGATGGTGTCAAGAATGCTCATCGTGTGTCTCCTTATTTGTTGAGCGTGAAAATCTGTTTGCGTTCATATCCGGTCGGCCACTTGCCCGTCTCCCGACACTCCTTCAGTCTCCGGATCGCGGCCGCGTTGATCCGTTCGGCCACGTCCAGTTCCGCCGCCGGGATGCTCCAGTATCCGGAAACGTGGAAGTCCGTCTTGTCCACGGCGATCATGTGGACAGGATATTCCGTTCCGCTGGCCGCCCTGAGGACCGCGCGATAAAAGGCCATCTGGAAAGCATAGCCGAAGGACCTCATGTCATACTCGAAGAACCGGATGTCCCGGCAGGTCTTCAGATCAACGATCCCGGTCTCCGGATGGAAATAGTCCATCCGGATCTGACATGGCACGCCTTCGATCTCGGCGCGGACAACTCCCTCGGCGATCCCGCCGGGCAGCAGCACTTTCTCCGTGATCTCCGGATGCTTGTTGATGCTGGCGGCCATTTTCGTGATCTCATCGAAGTCCTGAATCGTGATCACTTCGCCGGTCTGGGCGGAAAGCCAGTCCTGATAGGCTTTCGTGTCTTTCCCGTAGACTTTGCCGGTGCGCTCGTTGAACGGGCCGTCGCTGACGATATAGGTCTCGTTGAAGGCGGACAGCCCTTCCAGGATCATTTTGTGTGCGGCCGTCCCGAAGGCATATTCCGGCTTTCCGGGCTCCTGATATTCGCCGGTGATCGTCGCGTGGTACTTGTACGGCATTTCGCAAAAACGGGCCAGCATGTGGCTGGAGAGCATCTCGCCGCTTTTGCTCCGGGCGTGGTACTCCTCTTCTGGCTCGTGCGTGATGTAATTGTGCAGCAGGCTCATTTCGTCACTTCCTCCGCCTCTTTCTCGATCCAGCCGAGTTTCTCCAGACAGTCTTTGCAGATGTGTTTCGAACATCCCCCGATGTTTATAAACGGATAACCAGCCGATGTGAGAGAGATATAGTCTTTCCTGGCATAATTGACGCCTAAGATCTGGTGGTTCTCCTTTTCCGCCCCGCAAATATCGCAGTACAGTTTGATCATGGTTCCTTGCTCCTTTCCTCTGGTTATTCCTCGTTTGTGCCGCACAATTCCGGCAGCAGGTAATCGCACAAGGCGTCCCGGCTCTCCTCGGAATGGGTTCGATACATCCGGCAGATCAGCTCCAGGCGCTTCGTGTAATCGTCGTCGGACATGGCGGCGTCCGCTTCTTCCTCCGGGATCTCTTCTTGGGTGGTGTCTTCCAGGTCTTCTTCCGGTGCGGTTTCCTCCGTGTCCTCATCAGGAACGGCCTTGAAGGCGCTCTCGGCCGCTTCAGCTTCCTTGCCGTTGACTTTCTCCTTGTACCACTTCCGGAATGTCCAGAGATTCGGTGCCAGTTTGTGCGCCGCGGTGAAGTCGTTTCGTGCATTGTGGTATGCTACGACAAACGTCTCACCGGCGGCCCGATACTTCAAAAAGGCGTCAAAAAAAGCCTGCTTCGCTTCTTCGTTGAATTTCATGCTTCGATACATCCTTTCGATTTAAGATGATGATAAAAATCCAGCGCTTCCGATTCCGTGTTCGGATCCGAATAATCGCCGAAGAGATTGATCGGGTTCCCCCAGGATGCTTTCCCGTGAAGAATGAATTTGAAATTCGTCACGCTCTTGTTGTGATAAGCGCGGAACTGCAGTCCACTCAGATCGTCATCCGGCGGCAGATTGGCCAGTTTTGACTTGTTCCGCTTGTCGTTGCAGGCCTTGCAGAGCCACTTATTCGGAAGCCAGACGAATCCGGCAGCGGGCACCATCCCGCAGTCTTCGCATTTGTGCATTTCAGCAGCATCCGGATCGTCTTTCTGGTCCTCACATCCGACCTCTTTTAAAACGACGCCATCGCATTCGAACGAGTAATCAAGGCAAACTGTATCGGCAATATCACATCCGAATCATTTCCCTTCCGTTTCATGCTCGCATTCGAAAATCTTACCGCCGATTTCGTATTCTTTCCCGACTTCGAATCTGACTTCCGGCGAATTCTCCACATCCAGCTTTCCGACGTGGATCGGGTTCACGGTTTCCACCGGCCGCTTGACCTCCGTTGTCTCTTCCGGCTTGTCTTCGTGCGTGGCCGTGGCTTCGGCTGCAGGGTCATCTTCCGCCTCGACATCGATGGGCGCCGGGAGTTGTGGACGGACGTCTTCTTTCCCATCTTCCTCCTGGTCGGGCAGCTCGGCGAACCGGTAGACCTCGAAGACGTCCTTCCGGGTCTCGTTGTCCAGTTCGAAGACGACCAGGCACAATTCGACCTTCTCCGGCTTGTCGTCCACCAGGGCTTCTTCCGTGTATCCGTCGCCGATCTTCTCGAAGATCTCCTGGACCTTGTCGCCGCAGTCCTTCTTCAGTTTCTCGAACTCGGCCCGACCGCACATTTTCGCCCGGCTCTTGTCCCGAAAAACGAACTCGTTTTCTTCCTTTCTCGCGCCCAGGTTGTTGATGAAGAGATCCGTCAGTTCCGATTCCGTCATGTCCAGTACCTGGACCACCTCGCCGGTGTCGCCGCGGGTGATCGTCTTTTTGCCTTCTGCCGGCGTATTGAACAGGACGTCGCACTTGATCGTGCGCTCTTCCGATCCGCGGGCCAGCTTCTGCGCCAGGCTCTTGATCCGGGCGTCGCACGCATCGATCTCGCTCTTGTACTGGCTCTGCGACTTCTTCTTGTCATCTTCCAGACGTTCCTTCTTCTGATTCTCCAGCGCCAGCTCGATCCCGATTTCCTTCAGCTCCTCGACCGTGAACGGGCAATTCAAAATTCTTGTCGTTTTCATGTCACCTTTTCTCCTGTTGATGATTCTTGTTGTTCCTGGATCCCGTCAAATGTGTGTTTTCTCCGGTTCTCTCCTTTCTCCCTGGTTATCGTATCATGCCGATCCCGATCCCGATCAGCACGCCGATAGCGATGCCGGTCAAGACGTCCGTGATTCTTGCCAGGCAGCCGCCCGCGGCCTCTTGCCGTTTCCGCTGTTCCAGCTCGCGGTAAACTTCTCCGGGTCTGATGTAGTTTTTCACGCTTCCGTTTCTCCTTCCGTTTCTGTTTTTGCCTCACTATTCAGCCAGTTCAGCCAGCATTTCTGACAGCTCTCTGGCGCGCAATGCCATGTACCATTTTCCGGCGGACACCCGGTTCTTTTGTCGATAAAGTGAGCCAACTCCTCATTGCTCATTGCCCGGATGCGGTCGCCGTTGGTGGAGGGGACTTCCGTGTAACAGGTTATTCCGGGTGTGCACTCGGTATTTTCCCTCCGGTCACAAAGGATAACTCCGTGTGCTCCTTTTCGGAAACAACAAACCTCGCAGGTCCCGGGGACAAGTTTGTACTTCATTGATCCTCCTCTGTTTCCTTTTCTCTCATGATCGCAATCAGCAGTTTTTCCATCTTCG